CTTCTCTGCGCCGGGGGGAGAAGGGATGACATGTCCGACGCCATCACACCTTCTTCACCAAATGTGCTCAGCTGTTTTGTCACATGCAGTGATTGGCCACCCATGCTACGTGGAACGTGATAACATGGACATAACTGTTGATAACGTGCCAGCACCTATGATGAGTCCTTGCTACCTCGATATCACATCCTCGAATAGTATTTGGAACAAGCAGCTAGGCCCCACTATACACCAACCTAAAGCCCTTCCCAAAGCAGCCATATCTAAATACGACCTTGCAGCCATCATTGCAAATGAGTGCGATGACGACACCTCTATTGCTTTTATTAAGGCTTCGGCAAACTGTTTGAGCTGCGAATATCCATATTTCTACAGACTTTCAGAAGAAGACGTACCACAAGACCTGCTGCTCCAGTCAGCCATTTACTCTCAGATAGCGTCACTTACTGATGCCACCATTGCGAAGCTAGGCCACATGTGCTATGAAGCTGCCATTTCAGAATGTCTTGATGAGATATCAGGTATTGACATCAACGATCAGGGCAAGACGTGGTTTTCTAAAAGAGATACTCTAGTGGACAAGATAGATGAACTAGTACCACGACATCAGATCGCGATTCCTCCACTTCCACTAGTGGGCATCACAGCTCTTCCCTCTGATTCTTTTTCAATCAACATATTGGGCCACATTTTCCATTCACCTTCAGCCATGATACAAGGAAGGTCTGCGGGTCATCAGTATTCTATGGACAGTGTTCAGAATTTCATGCGCCACTATCCTGCATCTGGCCTGGTTAGCCATCAAGAAAGTCTTGAAATTGCAGCTATGATAAGACAATCCCCACTGATAGTTAAGGGTATGTCACACAAAGGACCATGCGCTGAGTATGACGGCCCAGATGACGTCTTCCTGTCCATGGCCAACCACTACTATCAGCACAGCTCCAATGCACAATTTGCAGAAGTAAGGTGTGATATTGTGCGTGCAGTATACTCCAATCCCATGCCCAAAGCCAAGGTTTGGCAGCACATCTATGTCTACAAGTCAAAAGTTGCAGTGTGGTATCGCTGCCGAGACAATCCTTCTTCACCCAATGGTTACAGAATTGATTGGTTTGCAGTGAGCTCTTTTAAGACAATTGGATCTATTCAGCTCCAGACCACGAGAGGTGAGGATGTCTATCTATGGCCAAGACAACGAATCAGATCTCAGGAGATGAGCCTCATACATATGGGTCCTAGACGTTTGAAAGCTATGCTGTATTCAATGCTCGAGAAGGCAAGTACATCGGGAGCGGAGTACCATGATGTCTGGTTGGCTTGGGAACATTTTGCCATGACACTCAACAGCACAACTTATGCCTCTGGGAAATTGTTTCTGACCGCCCGCTATCTATCATCTACCTTGTCGTCTCCTTCATCCCCATTTCATGAGATGGCAAAAAAATTAGAAAATCCGATCAATTTTGGTGACATCTATTACCTTGTGAACCTTAGACATACGCTAGCGAAGTGGGTAGAACGAGACCAATACCGTCATACGTGCCCTTTGATAAGGTTGCCACGAGCCTATGCCCAGTCTGAGTCATATTGGATGATGTGGGTTCCAAATGAGTATGCAGACACAGACTCAAACATGTCAAAATGTGTGCTAGGGCTATATGAAGAATCACGCCACATACATGAAACCATGTCTGTGCGGTGTAATGACCTTTCAGACCAGTACGCGCTGTTAACTAAACCTGTTATCTCTATGCGTGATCTGAGGGAGAGTCTTAGGGCAAGTTGTACAATAGAGACGGGGGGGAAACTGGGGTGGTCTTGGATTGGTAGTTTAGCATCGGGTTTTGCTTTGAATCTGCGTTCCTCCGCACGAAGTTTTGATGCAAAATATGGCCGAGGAATCGAGTCTCGTACCATGATCGATCACCTGACTGTCCGACACTCTGCCCGCATTGACGCTGCTAGTAATATCAAAAGAGGAACCGTTGCCGAGATGATGCTGGACTCAGGATCTGATCTTTTCTTGTCACAAATTGATCAGACATATAGATTCATATATATGCAGAGGCCAGTTTTCTTTAATCATCCAAAATCAGGTGAACACAAAGAACGTGAAATATCTATAACAGACCCCGATTCCAGAATTCAGCTGTCAGATGCTGAGCTTATATGC